CCGGCCTTGTCTGTGGCCGTTGGCGACGGCTTCTCGGGTCTAGCCCAGGATCGACCGATCTCGCCAGTTCTTTGAATAGTGCCGCGACCCGTTGTCGCATGTACGGGTCGTGAGCCCTCTCAGACGGAAACTTCCACCAACGATCGCTCGTTTCGCGCGTCAAATCGAAGTCCTCGGGCCATTGCTTCGGGACTATGGCGACGCCGTGAACGCGCATGAACCGCGTCGGGATTCCGTGATCCTCAAAATAGATCATCCATGCGTGCCACTCCGCCGGCGTCGAGGCGCCGCCATCCTTCGGCCCCTCGTTGCGAATCACGAAGCCCTGGCCGCCCTGCGCCCGGATCGAGGAACTAGCGATCGCAGTCCAATTCTCGCGGCTCACGCTACCGGGCGATATGGGGAGCGCGGAATTGGTCGACGAAGGACTTCGCTTTTTCTCGGTTTTCATAGTTTCCATCCATTATTTTTTGCCGATTGGCGGCCTTGCAAACCCAGTCGAACGAAGCCCTAAACCCATTCACTTCGCCCAGCAAATACGGCCCCGCTCGTATTTTGGCGAAGAAGGCTTGTGGTTCAGAGTCGTGGTCGCGGAGCCATTTCAGCGTCGCTAGCGCCTGACGCTCCCGCGTGCTGCCGGGATCGATCGAATCAATCTCTGGCAAGCGGTGGTCGGCCGCGATGTCATTCCACGCCTCGCCGAAGGATTTCAGTTCAATGCGCCTCGCGTCTGCCTTGGCTTTCGCCCTGTCAATTTTCTCGGCGGGAAACAGGTCGGCGCCTTCCGCCGACGGGTCCGAACGAAGTGAGGACCTATCTTCTATGATATCTGGTTCTAGTTCTAGTTCTGTATCTGGTGTGTCAGCGTGACGTGACGACACCGTCACATCGTGGTCACTGTTATGACCGTTATCCGTTTTCTTTCGGTCACGGTAACGCTTTTGACGTTCGGCAGAGGTGTCGGATTGAAACTGACGGTCCCCCCAATGCACCACAGTCCCCTCGTGAATGCGACCCAGATCCTCCAGAGCATCAACAATACCCCCAACGTCGCCTTCATCCGCTCTAAGAAAGTAGCTGGCCTCCCCCACATCAAAGTCGTATTTTCCATTGTCGTTTATCTCCGCGGCGCTCTCTAGGATTGCGCCCCATATCCAAATTACGCGCTCGATTGTTTGCTTTGACCGAATGGCAACGCGGACGAGTTTTTCGTCGCGCGAAAGACCCGCGTAATGGCGAAACCAACGGCTCATTGCTGCCACTCGTCAGGATGCCTTGCACCCTTTTCTAAATTGCAGGGCGCACAAGAAATAACGAGATTATCGACCGTATGTTCGCCCCCTCGTGACCACGGGAAAACATGGTCAAAATGGAATGGGCCGTCGCTATTTCCGCAATACACACATACTTCGCCATCCCGTTCCAAAACGGCCGATTTCACCGCTTCGGGAATAGCTGGTCGCGATCTTGATTCATAAGCCCCCAAGGCGCGTCTCGCCGGGATTTCTCCCCAGCGATCTTCATAAAACATTGACAAAATAATTTTGGAAACCGACGACCATTGTCGCCAAGAAAGCTTGGCAATACGAGCCATGTGGCGTTCGTCATCTGGCAAACGCCCGTCGCGCCAATACGCGACTAACAACGCAAAATAGGCCCCCACCTCGAGTGCAGACATGCCCAAAGTATCGGCTAAAAAATAGGATGGATAAATCCGCATCTGATGGTCGTTCATGCGGATACGGCCGTCTTGCCCGCGACAATAGATTGTGCTAAATGAGATACTTCCATTGGGCGCTGCAATCGCTCTTGGATACGGCCGGGTCGAAGGCGTGCAACCGCCTCCCCGGCCAAACTTTTGCCAACTCAAAGACGCTACGCCTGCTTCGCGCGACCGTCAACCGCTACAGTTAGCTGTTAGTCGGCAGTAATAGGCTAGCGATAGGGACTTCCTCAATCTCGCGCTTTAGCGCGCGCTATGCGGGCCACATGAGCCGCGCAACCGTGACGAATCGTCGTGTGGTCCTCTCTGTTCATGACCTTGGCGACGTCCACAAAACTCAATAGAAGCTCGCGCCGGATACGGTACATCGCCTCTTGACGGGCCACCGAGGTTTCATTCGCGCGCGAGTCCGACAGCAAATCAGCGAATGTGAGACCAAAAGCTGAGGCCGTCTCGCGCACGATATCACGCGCCTGCGAACGAACACTGGCGCGGTAGGCATGGCTGCGATAGCGAGGTGGATCGATTGGCGCCCGTTCTCGGCTTGGAGCCGCAGCGATGATTCGGGCCAGAACGTCATTGCGATAATTCCTGAGTGTTTTTCCATTGCGGCGACCGCCTGAGGGCTTCCCCCATGCTGGAATCCGCGCAGTATCGGATAAAATCCTGCTCGGACCGTCGCTTTCCACTGTAGGCGCGACGACTGGCCTGGTGTGGGTTGCAATCAGCTTCGGAACCGCCTCTAGCCTTGCCCGCGCGGCTCGCCAGATAGCATCTTGGCGTCTGGCCTCAGGACATGGGTTGCGAGCGGGAAACGCGCCAGCGAGGCAAATAGGGGCCATCGATGGGATGAACTCGTCAACTCTAACTTCACGCACCTTCTACGCCCTCCAACGATTCTACCACAACGCGCACAAACGCGACAGGACCGTAAATCTTGACGACGTTTAGATGCGCAACCTGGGCGTCGTCTACGTAAACAATTGAATTAATTGCATCTTCCAGGATTTTGGTGATGTTCGAACAGTCGGGCTTGCTCGCCTTCCAATAGGCGGCGGCCTTGCGCTTTTTCGACCACGACTCGGGAATGAGGTAGACGGCGCGCACGTCCATCGAGACGGGTCCGGCGAGCGGGGGGGCGCCGCGCATGGCCGCGGCCGCAATCGTCTTGACTGCGCCCATGAAGTCGGACTGGCGCTTGGGTGTAAAATGCCTTTTGCCTTGCGCGCCAGCACGCGCCCACGGCACCGATTCGCCCGGAATGACGAACTGAACCATCACGCAGTCACGGCTTGGAATGTTTGTGGCATGTCCGGCGATAGCCGTCGCCGGAAGGCCACCCGCTCGACGCTTCCTCGCGGCATCCTGGCTCATCGCACATATTGATGAGACACTGGACTTCTTTGCAACGAGGGCAACCTACTATTTCCGCGGTGGTGTCAAATGGATTAGGGGCGCGCAAGAGATCTACATCTCGGCCTCGCCAGTCGCATTCACCACATTTCCAATGATACGATGTCCTCGTGATCGTTCGATCGCCGGGTATATCCCCCGGCGCCTGAAATTGGGGATGAGACTCCCCTCTAGCCTTGCGGGGTTGTCCAGCGTCCGCTCGCCGCTTGCGCGGAACGCGATCTTTTGACCCAAGTGTTCGGCTCATTTAGCCCCACAAATCAGGGCGCAACTCGCGCCTATTGACCACACCTTTTGTCGCCGTCTCTAGGCGTATCGCCAATTCGGGGGACGGTATCCACTTGCCATTCTCGATGCGTGAAATGGTTGCTGCCGCGGAACCGACTTCCGCCGCCAAATCAGCTAGCGTCTTGTCGTGGGCTGCTCGATAGGTTTTAAGCGGGTGGGCCATGTTGACAACCTAAAGGCCGTTTCCCGTCCTGTCAATATTTTTCTTCGGCCGCGCAAGATTGTTGTTGACGCGAACATCCATCGGCGTATTCTATCCCTCGGTAGCCAATCCTAACTGCGCGCCTCGGCCAGCCAGGGGCAGGAACAACGCGATGGTCAACCACCCGAAGTGCAAGAAGAAAGTCGTCGAAACAGCAACCGAGGCCGCGCCAGCCGCGCCCGCGCTCCCCGTCATCACGTCGATCAAGGGCTTCGGCTCGGACCTGTCCTGCCGCGGCTTCAAATTTGAGTTTGGCAAGACATATGAGGTCCCCGGCAAGATCACGGCCTGCTCGAACGGATTTCACGCCTATCCGACCGACGAGCATCCGCTGTCCGTGTTCGAGTTCTATCCGCCGGCCGGCAATCGTTTTGCCGAAGTAACACAATCTGGCGCGACCGATCGCGAAGGAATAAAACTCGCCAGCGCTTCGATCACGATCGGCGTTGAACTGTCCATCGGCGACCTCGTGGCGCGGGCGGTCAAGTGGGTTTTCGATCGCGCGAACTGGAAAGACGGGCCGGTCGCGACGGGAACCAATGAAGGCGTGACGGCGAGCGGCAACAGCGGCGCGGCCACGGCGAGCGGCGACAGAGGCGCGGCCACGGCGAGCGGCGACAGCGGCGCGGCCACGGCGAGCGGCGACAGCGGCGCGGCCACGGCGAGCGGCGACAGAGGCGCGGCCACGGCGAGCGGCTACAGCGGCGCGGCCACGGCGAGCGGCTACAGAGGCGCGGCCACGGCGAGCGGCGACAGAGGCGCGGCCACGGCGAGCGGCGACAGCGGCGCGGCCACGGCGAGCGGCTACAGCGGCGCGGCCATGGCGAGCGGCGACAGAGGCGCGGCCACGGCGAGCGGCTTCAGCGGCGCGGCAATGGCGAGCGGCAACAGCGGCGCGGCCACGGCGAGCGGCGACAGCGGCGCGGCCACGGCGAGCGGCGACAGAGGCGCGGCCACGGCGACAGGTTACGCCGGTCGCGTCAAGGGCGCCAAAGGCTGTGCTCTGTTCGCGGTCGAGCGCGACGAGAAATGGAACATCGTCAGCGTTGCCTGCGGCATCGTTGGGCGCGATGGGATCAAGTCAGACACTTGGTACAGCGCCAAGGACGAAAAACTTGTTGAGGTAACACCATGAACGCCGAAACAGACGGAAAAATTGCAGAAGTTTTGCCGGCAGTCCGATTGCCGGGCGCCGAAGGGCCAAGCTCCCCTATTTCCGAGAGCCGGGCCGTGCTGGCGACGATCGAACGTCTTGCGCTGGACCCGACCGTCAGCGTTGAGAAGATGGATCATATCCTGCAAATGCAGGAACGGATTCTTGACCGCCGCGCGCGCATGGCGTTCGCCGAGGCCATCGCCGACGCCAAGGCCGAAATGCCGGCAATTCTCAAGAACAAGCACGTCGGCTTCGAATCGAAGAAGGAAGGCGCGGCCAAGACGGATTATTGGCACGAGGACTTCGCCGAGATCGCCAAGACGATCGATCCGATCCTCGGGAAGTTCGGCCTTTCCTACCGCTTCCGAACAGTCGGAAAGCCCGGCGAGCCGGTGACGGTGACTTGCATCGTCGCACATCGCGAAGGGCATCAGGAGGAAACAACCCTGACGGCACCGCATGACGCCAGCGGCAACAAGAACCCGCTGCAAGCCATTGGCAGTTCCGTCACCTATTTGCAGCGCTACACGCTCAAGGCGGCGCTGGGACTTGCGGCCAGCCGTGACGACGACGCGCAGTCGATCAGCAACGCGATGGACATGGCGAGCCCCGAACAGATCGATGCGCTGAAAGCGATTGCGGCCAAAGCGGAGCGCGAGCTTTCCGCCGTTCTCGAATGGGCGAAGGTCGACGACATCGCCAAACTGACCGCGGCCAAATGCGACGAGGCGATTGCGCAGCTCACGCGGCGGGCGGAGCGGATTGCGAAGGGGGCGAAAAATGGCTGACCATACGCCGACGCCGTGGCTCGCTGCCATTGAAGACCTTTCCCAAGGGACGGTTAAGGCAGCCATTGACGGCCACATGATCCACATCGCCACAATTTCCGGATCAATGACCAATCCTGAGATTGCGGCCGACGCGGCCTTCATTGTCAAGGCGGTCAACGCGCATGACGATTTGGTCATCGCTCTGACTGAAATTTCATGCACCTTTGATGGGTCGTGGCGCGTTGGGTCTCTCGAAAGGTCAGTGGGCGACAAAGCTCGCGCCGCGCTTTCTAAAATCGGAGACTAACAATGGCTGAGACTGAAAACGGGCTGGTCACCATCCCGGCCGATCTTCTGGACGGGGCGCCGGGCGCGCTGGCAGTCTATTCGGCCCCCTTGGAGCGATTCGAGGAAGGCCCGCTTGGCGTCTTGGTCGCCGCGCTGGCGAAGCGGGCCGACGCCTTCCGAAAGACGGCGACGATCGAGACGCGCAGCGGGCGGGACGAGATCGCCAGCTTCGCCTACAAGCTGGCGAGGGCTAAAGGGACGCTCGAGGCCGCTGGCAAGAGTGTGGCGGACAAAATCAAGGAACTGCCGAAGAAGGTCGACGCAAATCGCAAGCAGGTGCGCGAAGCGATCGAAGGGCTGCAATTCGAAGTTCGGCGTCCACTTGTCCAATGGGAAGACGCGGAGAAAGCCCGGACCGAAAAGCATCTCGCCGCGATCGAGCGCCTGCGCGCGATCGGCGTCGGCGAATTCCCCCTCTCGACGACCTCGGCCGAGATCCAATCGATCCTGACCGCCGTCCAAGAAATGACAATCGACGCCGAAACATGCGAGGAATTCGAGGTCGACTATCGCATGGAGCGCGAGCAAGCCTGTGCGCGGCTCGCCAGCGCGCTTCTCGGACGCCGTCGGTACGAGCAAGATCAGGCGGAGCTTGCCCGCCTACGGGCCGCCGCTGAGGCTCAGGAAGCCGCAGAACGCGAACGGCAGGTCGAAGCGACGCGGAAGGAGCGCGAGCGCCAAGCGGAGATCGACCGCGAGCGCGAGGCAAGGGAAACGGCGGAGCGCCAGGCTCGCGAGGCCGAGGCTGCACGGCTGCGCGCCGAGAATGACGCTCGGCTGGCCGCAGAGCGCGCCGCCCGCGAGGCCGCAGAGCGCGAGGCCGCCGAACTGCGGCGCCAGGACGCCCTGCGCGCCGCCGAGACCGCCGAAGCCGAAAAGCGCGAGCGCAGCATCAAGCACCGCGCCGCAATTCATCGTGAGGCCGCAGATGCGATCAACGTCGTACTGCGCGGCATGAGGCAAGCCGCGTCCTCGCTCGAACCGGACGAGGTTTCGGTCGCCATCGTCAAGGCAATCGCCAAGGGCGAGATCGCCCATGTAATCGTGGAATACTAGGAGGATAAAATGAGCGCCGCAGAAATCTACGTCCACAGCGTCACTCGCGTAGCCGCGAAGCGCGTTGAAAGCAACGGGTCAGTTTGGGTTGACTTGCGGATTTTTGGTCACAAAAATGATGAAATCGCCGTGACCCTCTTTCCCCGCGACGGGCCTGACCCGCGCTTTGCCGCGCTCGCTGAATTCATCGCGGCGACATGGCCGGAGGAAGTGAAGGCGGACGAACCCGCGCTGGCGGTCGACGAGACCGATCCAATTCCATTCTGAAAGGAGATATTCAATTGACTGACGAACTCCAACAGCGCTCGCCCGAGTGGTTCGCCGCCAGGCTTGGCCGCGTCACAGCTTCTCGCGTCGCCGACGTGGTAGCCAAGACCAAGAGCGGGCCAAGCACGAGCCGCGCGAACTACATGGCCGAATTGGTCGCCGAGCGCCTGACCGGAACGACCGCCGAGCGCTACACTAACTCGGCGATGCAATGGGGAACCGACCACGAGCCGGAAGCGCGGCGGCTGTACACGCTCATCGAATCGACGGTCGACGAGGTTGGCTTCGTCCAGCATCCCCGCATTCCCATGAGCGGCGCCAGCCCTGACGGTCACGTTGGGGAATTTGGATCAGTCGAGATAAAATGCCCGTTGACCGCGACGCACATCGCAACGCTTCTTGGCGCTCCGGTCGACGGCAAATATCAGACGCAAATTCAGTGGCAGTTGGCGTGCAGTCAGCGCCGGTGGTGCGACTTCGTCAGCTTCGATCCTCGGCTGCCCCCGAACATGCAGATTTGCATCAAGCGGATCGAGCGTGATCCCGGCCGGATTGCGGAGCTTGAGCGCGAGGTCCGGGAATTCTTGGCCGAACTCGACGACACGGTTTCCAGGCTTCGGGCGGCATATCCATGAGCAATCGCGTCGAAATTCTCGCAGGCTGGACGGGCGAGGCATTTGTCCCGCTGCGAAAATATGTCGCGATCTGCAACGCGTCGATGGTCGTCGGCGAGAGATACATTCTTGGCGCCGAGCCGCTTTCGTCGCCCGCGAGTCGCCGGCACTTCTTCGCCTGCATTCACAACCTTTTCGCGAGCTGGCCCGAAGCCCACCCGAGGCAGTTTCAGACCGAAAACCATATGCGGAAATGGGCGCTCATCCGCTGCGGGTTCCGAACCGAGCGCCAGTTCGCGACCGCGAGCAAGGCTGAGGCGCGACGGCTTGCAACCTTCCTCGCGGCGGGGGATGAATACGCGGAGCTTTCCGTCGCGGACAATGTTATTATCGAGTGGAAGGCTTTGAGTCAGAAACAGCACGCGATGGGCCGCGAGCAATTCGCCAAGAGCAAGGAATCCGTGCTGGCCTTCCTTGCGGGCGAGGTCGGCGTCACGGTTGAATCGCTCGCGCCGCCGAGGGAAGAAGCGCCAATGAGGGAGGATGAGAGATGAACACGACAGGCCGACCAATCTGCATCGGCTGCGGCAAGCGGCCAGACGAGATCGAGGAATACGTTGACGGCGCGCTCAACTACGGCCGCAAGATCACGCCAGACGAATACGTTCGGCGCGAGGAAGGCACGTATAATCCGGCGAACGGCCGCTTCGCGTGCACGGGCTGCTATATTGCGATGGGAGAGCCTTCGTCGCGGAGAGGATGGATCGCGCCATGACCAACAAGCCGCTGAGCGAAACCCTAGCGTCCATCTTTGATTGGCGCGGATGGAAGCCGGCCGAAATTCTCAACCAAAATCGAACGAACGTTCTTCGTGCCCTTTCCTTCTGGGAATCTGCCAACTCAATCGAGCCGGCGAAGCCTGCCAATGACGCTCTCACCGCCGCCTACGATAAGCTAGCCCTGCTTCGCGCGGCGCTGGAGCCGTTTGTCAAACCAATCGCGGACAAGCTCGCGGTCGCCGACCTTGATCGGGAGCAACTTCACGGCTTCGAAGACGGTGACATGATCGACCACGACCTGCACGATTTCTTCGCTCTGACAACCTATGGCGACCTCCGCCGCGCCCGCTCTGCATTGGAGGAAACGAAATGACCATCAGATATGGGCGAAAGATTGTTGGATGCGCCCGAAACATCAAGGAAGTTGGCACCGCGTATATTTCAGTCGAGGAACGCGAGGACAACCTTCTATTGAATGGCACCGACATGCACTTCGGAACGTTCTTGACCGTTGATGAGGCCCGCGAATTGTCCCATTCTATCTCCGAATTGGCCCAGCGTCTTGCGCGACGGATCAAGAGCAAACAAAGCGGGGCGCCAAAATGACCGACGCCCCGAAGATGCTCAGCGCCGACCAGGTGAGGGAGATGCTGCGGAGGGAGTGCGAGAAGACCGGAAGTCAGCGTAAATGGGCTCTGGCGAACGGCATGACCCCGCAGCAAGTCAACAATGTCCTATCGGGCAGAGAATCACCAGGTGGGTCCATCGCTCGCGCTCTCGGGCTTCGCAGAAACCCGTACACATGGTCCCTTGACAACGGCGGCGAACATGCCTAGAAATGAGTTGCGCCCGCGAGACGGTCAAATCTCCGGGCGCCGGTCGACGGATTGGTTTGGGCAAACTGCACATCGACAGGCACGGTATACACCGGACCCCTGTCGAGTTTCAACCCCCAATTCAATTCTAGGCCGAAGCCATCGTTTTGCGATGACGCCTCGGCGTTGTCGTATTAGAGGTCGGGCATTATGGGCATCTCAGAAAAAGATCGCGACGAGCGCCTAACCTTTATACAACGCGCAATTCACGTCGATAACGACGGGTGCGTTATCTGGCCATTCACGCGAAGTGAAAAGGGCTATGCCAAGCTTGGCCGTAGAAAAGTCTCACGTATTGTCTGCGCGGCGGTTAATGGCCCCCCTCCTACCGATACGCACCAGTCAGCACATTCCTGTGGCAATGGCATGAAGGGATGTATTTCGGGGCGTCATGTGCGTTGGGCTACCCAGCTTGAAAATGAACACGATAAACTGTCCCACGGAACCTATCGACGCGGTCTATATCCGCAGAAACTAAACCCTGAGAAGGTTCTCGCAATTAAAGCATTAAAGGGAACGATGACGCAGAAAAGCATTGCGACGCAATTTGATGTCGAGAGAACTACCATACGAGACATCTTTGATGGGTCAATATGGCGTCATGTTACTTAGGAGTCTCGGAACTCCAACGGACCTCACCAAAGGTCACTGAGTTAGAGAAGGAAGAGATAGAGCAGGTGGCTTTCACTCAGATCACATGCGCCTTCTGCAAGAAAGAGGCAATGGTCGAAGCTGGCGCGGTCAACCGCGCTCGCAAGGCTGGCCTGTCTCTATATTGTTCGCGCGAGTGTTCTGCGTTGGGGCGCCGCAAGCACAAATCGATAGCACAACGCCGCGCTGAAAAAGCCGCTTATGATGAGGAATACCGCGCCAAAAATGCGGCGATGCTCAAGGCAAAGAAAGCGGCCTATTTCGCCCTGACCTACGACCCGGTCACCGCTGCGGTTGACCGACAGAAGACGATGGCGAGGCATGTCGAGTATTGCCGCCAGCCTGCGTACAGGGCGTACAAGCGAGAATACGATCGGCATTATCGCGCCGAGACTGAGTATGGGCCGTTTGCTGAGGCATTTCTCGCCTTGACTGACCTCCAAAACGAAATCGACGCGCGATCGTCGGACTACGAAATCCGCCAGCAAAGCGGAACATTTGGCAAAGCGCAGAAAAGGAAGCGGAATTATGAAAGCATTATCAGCGGTCGCACTTAAGGGCGTTCTCTGGGAAACCCTTAACAATATCAAGGAAAACAAGATGCAGCCGGCGCAGGCCGACGCCGTAGCCTCTCAGGCGCGGGAAATCCTTCGCACGGTCAAGGTGCAAATCCAAGTCGCCGGCTTTTCAAAGCGGTCGCTCCCGCTTGACGTTCTCGACTTTGCGGAAAAGAGCACCTAAGCGCCCCGACCACCGGACAAACAATCGTCATGGACTTAGGAAGGAAGAGACTGAGATGGAAACTAGGGCAAAGCCAAAAAGCGACCGCACGCAATTCACGGCGTGGATTTCCAAGTATGCGCTGACGCAAGGCGTTTTCGAATGTCCCGTCGAAGATTGCTTTGAGACGGATTTGGCTATGGTCAAAGACCTTACCGAAGGATCATACGCCTATTATCACGGCAATGATTGGCATCGGACCCGCGAGGGGGCGGTTGCGAGCGCCGAAGAAATGCGCATCGCCAAGATTTCGTCGCTTCGCAAGTCTCTAAAAAAGTTCAAGGGTCTGACGTTTACTACGAGGCCGAAATGACCCCCTGCCCTCCGATCGCCACCTATCGTCTCTCATGCGGCCCCGGAGGCATCCCCTCATGGCTCGCGCGCAGCCTTTCGCTATGATAATTGGGATGCGACAAAACGCTGGCGCGACGATTCCCAACGTCGCACGCCAGAGGGTAAGCGCCTTTGGCGATGCTCGTATTGCGAGACGCTTTCGCCGTGGACGCCTTCTCACGGCTGCTACACGTCTTGGCGCGTCATGGAGGAAGGCGACGTTCCCTATCCGATTTGGTGCTCTGACGGTTGCCGGCGCGGGCTTGTGGAGCGTGGCGACATTCCGGCCAAAACGGAAGCTCTTGAATCATGACCCGACGTGAGTTTCCAAAATCCGTCCGCGTCGCCGTCATCAAGCGCGCGACCAAAAACAGCGCGGTCTATTGCGAAGCTTGCGGCGCCCTCGCTAAGCGGTTTCAGATCGACCACGTTCGCGCTGACGGGCTGCTCGGCGAGCCGAAGATTGAGAACGCCCAACTTATCTGTGAGGCATGTTGGGCGGTCAAAAACCCGAAGGATACGACCGCGATCGCCAAGGCCAAGCGCCGGGAAGCAAAGCACCTTGGCGCTACGCGTCCATCCGGCAAACTTCGCGGCGCGCCCTTCCCGAAGTCCGCCCAGGCCCAGCACCGAGCCAACCGCGACCCAAAGCCGCACTTGCCGCCGAGAGCGCTTTATATTCCAAAATAATAATTGCGCGGTCCCAGATTTTGCGCAATAATGACCATGCCACGGAGAACCGACCATGACCCATAAGTTTCATCCCGTCTCAGGAAGCCGCGCGTTCGGCAAGCGGGACCACGACGGATCGGTCTGTCCCTTCGATCGCGACACGATCGCCTGGCATGGCGACCTTGACCCGCACGCGCTCGCCTTCGCTGACGAATGGCTGAACGACGCCGAGCTGATCGAATTCGTCACGGTCGACGGCAAGATCATCGGCGCCGCAGATCGTACGCTCACGGCGGACGAGGTGGCGGCCTACGAGCGACGGGAGTGGAAGGGGCAACAATGACCATCGTAACCGTCATCCTCTACGCCATCGGCGCGGCGTAGGCCTTCATCCTGCATCAGGAGTTCGCTTTCACGCGAGCCGGCTGGTCGATCGGCTTCGCGCTGATCTGGCCGGCGATGGCGCTGTTGGCGGTCTGCGGCGCGGTTGCCCGAGCGGTTAAGGGAGATGACGAGCCATGACCCACGCGATTGATCCCGCCGTTGTAGAACGCGCGGCGGAGAGCGCCTATGCAGTTTTTCGCACTGCTATGGGGGTTTCTGTCCCGAAACGGTCGGCTGTTCCGACAGAAACAAAGAAAATCTGGCAAGCTATCGCCCGCGCCGTCCTCGCGTCCGCCATCCGCGAGGCGGTGGAACAGGAGCGGGAGTTGATCAAGCGCGCGTACCTCGGCGTGAGCGTGTTGCGCACAATGCTTCAGAAAGAGGGTATGCGGCTAGGCGTGCAAGCCGCCGACGACCTGATGGCCGACATGGCATCGCTTATGCCGGAACTGCCGGGAACATTGGCGCTTCGCTCCCGCACCAAGGACAACGCAAATGTCTGACGCAGGGAAGATCGATACGTCGAGGGAGGCAGTGGCGAAGCGGCTTGAGCGTCTGGAGTCGCTTGTCGAGCGTGGCTGGATTGATGGCGATGTCGTCGATCTAGTTTCCGCTCTCTCCGCCGCGCTCAGCGAAGCGAGGGGGAAGGTGGACGAACTGGAAGCCCTGCGCGAGCAGCAAGCCGCAGCGTTCGTGAAATTTGCAAAGGATCGGCCAGTCGCACCCCATCCGGTTGACCAGATGGAAAACCTACGCCGAGCGATGACGACCGACATTGAGATTGAGAAGTTGGAAGCCGAGCGCGACTCCGCCCTCGACGAACTGGCGAAACTGCGCGCCGAGGCGGAGTGGCGGCCGATCGAGAGTGCGCCGAGGGATGGTACCAAAGTCCTAGTCGCGTTGCACGAGTTCAATGATCCAGCAAACCCCTACGTCAGTTGCTTTGCCACGTTTGAGAACGGCTCATGGATTGAGGAAGGCGATCCAATCTATCAGCCAGACTACTTCTTCGCTCTCCCCTCCCCGCCAAAGGACCCAGCCCATGACTGAGACAGACGCACAAACACGGCGAGATATAGCCCGCGCCATGCTGCGCATGTTCGAGGAAGTAGAGGGCGCGGCAGTAGACAGAATGCTGTCTGCACTTCGATTTGCCGAGAGCAACCTTCCCGCCGAGTCCCACCCCTCCGCCATCCGCGAGGCGGTAGAAGGGGAGAGGGAGGCCTGCGCGAAGCTTGTTGCGGCTTACGGCATAGCGGGAATGCCGTTCGATGTTGGTTCATGGACGCCAGGAGCGGTCGCCGCCGCCATCCGCGCGCGGAGAGAGGAGAATGGCAAATGAACGCCGATCAGATCAAACACATGGTGGACCGCTTCTTGATGTGGCCTCTGCCGAGGAATTTCACCCCGGACAACGGCATCAGTTATAAGCGGCCGAATTACGCGCCGAACGTCCCCGGCCCGAGCGGCACCAACTTGCTCGACGCTACGCAAGCCGCCGCAATGGTGCGCCACATGGTTGACGGGCTTCCCACCGTCAACTCCCACGCCCCCCTCACCGCCGCGCTGGAGGAAGCACGAGGGAAGGTGGACGAACTGGAAGCCCTGCGCGAGCAGCAAGCCGCAGCGTTCGTGAAATTTGCAGAGGATCGGCCAGTCGCGCCCCATCCGGTTGACCAGATGGAAAATCTGCGCCGAGCGATGACGACCGACATTGAGATTGAGAAGCTGGAAGCCGAGCGCGACTCCCTCCGCTCCAAGCTCGCCGAGGCGGAACGGGAGAGGGACGAGGCGAGACGGCAAATTGACGACCTGTGCGACAGAGGACCACGCCATGAACGATGAACCGAAAGTCGATACCAGCGACGAGGCGTGTGCGCTCATCTGCGCGATCGTCTCGAACCCGCAAGGCTCGCTCCGCAAAGACGGTGATGGCTGGCAGCGCCGCGTCAACGATCTCATCCGGACATTGCGCGACGAGCGACACAAGCTCGCCACTGAGACGATAATGACCCGCGTCGCTGTTGATGCGCTGAAAGCCGAGCGCGTCGCCGCCCTATCCGAACTCGCGAAACTGCGCGCCGAGGCGGAGTGGCAGCCGATCGAGACAATGCCGAAGGGCGAGGAAATCTTCATGGCCGCGACGGCGGACGGCCGGATCATGATCTTCCGAGGCAGCATCCTCGCCAACATGATGAAGCACTCGACGCCGGATCATTTGCAGTTTCCGGCAGTCGCTTGGAAACCCCTCCCCTCCCCGCCAAAGGACCCCGCCCATGACTGAGACCCCGACTGACAAGAAGCTGAGCGAGAGGTTCGCGGAGGCACGCGACGCCAAGGTCTTTAGCGGCGTGCTGCTTGACGAAGTTCAAGCCGCCCTTCGCGTCGCCGAGTTCCACCCCTCCGCCGGCGCGTTCAAGCTCCACGATCCCGTTCAGAAGAAATCCGGCGCGTCCTGGCGCGGCAAGGTCGTTGGGTTCTACGCAACAGGACTGACCCCACGCGGCTACTGCGTCGAGTCGGCGAATGAACCGGGCAGCGTGCAAATCTATCCCGAGGCCGCGCTGGTCGAATGGAAGCCGGAACTGTCCCACCCCTCCGCCATCCGCGAGGCGGTGGAAGGGGATAGGGAGCGTTGTTCGATCTGCGATGAGATCGTCGAGATTGATGACGAGCGCATTCGTCAGGAAGAGCGCGGCTTCGTCGATTCACCCGGCGGCTTCGAACACATGGGCGACGTTTGGAACCAAATCAGCAAATGGGCCGCCGCCATCCGCGCGCGGGGAGAGGAGAAGGGGAATGGCTAAGTGGTATCTCGGATCAATGAACGACGCCCTGTTCATCATCGACAAGCCGCCTATGCCCGCACCTGACGACACCGGGCCATACGAAATGCCGAACGGCCCAAAGCCGATCTCGGCGGCCATCGACGAACGAAACGGCGAACTGATCGTTGCTGCACACAACGCCACCATCGCCACCCTCATCGCCGCGCTGGAGGAAGCGCGAGGGGCGTTGGAGGTGTTCGCGAAAGTCGGCTCTCTGATTGAGGGTCCATTTGGGCCAGCTCTCTTCGTCGGGCACGACCACGCATTCAAATCAGGATGTTCATGGACCGAGAATGGCGAAAAGAAAACCCTGACGTGGGGGCAGTTCCGCCGCGCCCGCGCCACCCTCGCAACCATCAACGCAGCGCTGGGGAGGGTGGAGGGATGATCGCCGCGCCATCATTCGCGATGCTCGCGTTAGTCGCGGCGCTGTCTTTCAACGCCGCGCTCATTCTCCGGAAACGGTGGATGAGAATTGTTGCTGCGTGCTGTGGGACGTTTGAAATTGCTGCGATGATCTTTCTTGCATGGGAGTTGATGACATGACCCACCCCTCTCACGCCGCCCTCGTCGAGGAAGTGGCGGCAAAGATTGCCACTCACGATATGTTCGACGAAAGAGAAATTGCCCGCGCCATCCTCTCCCTCATCGCCGCCCGTCTCGCCGCGTGCGAGAGGGAGAGGGACGAGGCGAAGGCGCGCGAAGCGATGCTAAACGACGAATTTATGACGTCGTCTGCAAACGCCGACGACAAATTAGAAGTAGTAGAAACTTGCGTTAATGACATCTACTTCATGATGACAGGGCGTTCGTCGGCATGGTCGAACACTTTTGGCCTTCCTGAATTATTCGTTGAGCTTAAAGAAGTTCGTCGGCTTCTTGGCGACACCATCACCCACCTCACCGCCGAGCTAGACGCGGCGCGGGCTCGGCCGTAGCGAAGGCGAGAGAGGCGCTGGAGCAAGCGAAGCGTACATTTGAGACTCGTTTAGGGCTGGCTCGAAAGACATTCCGTCTCGACGATCCCGAGGCAGCTAAATCATACGATGCGGTTTGCGCCGCCCTGGACGCGGTGACGCCAAGCAAGGGAGAGTGAGATGTTCCTAGCGATAATTCTCGCTTCGGGGCTGTCGGTTGGAGACGGGTTCTATCAATGCCAAGCATCGCATCGATGTATCATGGACCCGTGCGGACTGGTCACTGGATTTCAAGAACCGCACGGCGGAACGGCGTGGACGACCGGCTGCAATATGTCGTTTGGCATGGGCCAAGTCACGACCGATCCTTATCACAACTCGGCGTGCGCCATAGCGGTAGCAAAGGCTTGTGAGGATGCCACCCCATGACCCATACCGAACGCGAGGCGCAGGGGCTTTTCGACACGCTCGACGCATCCACTGGCCGCGTGTTGGGACGCGAAACAGCAATGCCGATCTTGCTCGCCGCCCTCACCCGCGCCGCCGCCCGAGGCCGGGCGGAAGGGATGAGGGAAGCGGCGGAGATCGCCACCGGCGTCGATCAGGAAGACCCAACAGTGGCTGGACATGCGGCGCTGTTCAAAACCATCAGCCGCATTCTCGCCCGAGCCGGCACTCTCGACGCGGCAGAGAAGGGGGAGGCGTAGACAACAAAAAAGCCCCGGAGCCGTGAGGCGCCGGGGCGGAAGTCTCGTTCTCGGATGGTCGGCTTCTATACGCCTATTTCGGCCGATCCTGAGTCTCATTGACCCTTGAACTGATGGCGTCGAGACGGGATATGATCGCACTCAGCCGTTCGGCAATAGACTTGTCGAAATCGAGGAATCGATTGTCCTGCGTCTTTTCAAAGGCCCCTATCCGGCCTTCGATATTGTCCTTGAACTCGTCGTGCTCGCGGATGCCGATCTTGTCGCGCGTCAGACCCTCAATCAACTGTGACAGCTTTTCGTCTCGCGAGTGCATATTGCGCCCAAATTCGTCAAATTCCTTTGTTGTCACCCGCTCTTTGATATCCGCCGCGTTCTCGCGGATGCTACTGAACGCGGGAACCATGACAAGGCTGCCGATTGTGATCCCAAGAGCGACAATCGCCGCTGCCGCCGTTACAAAGGCGAGCCAATTGGTCGGCTTCACCTGCATCTTGGCGTCGATCTTTTCGCTAATCCGCGTCATCTGCTGCGCGAAAGACGACGACATGTTGTTGATCTGCGTTCCGAGATTGTCGAGGCGCCCATTCACATCGTCGATAGCTCGCTCGGTCCCCCGAACACGCTCGTCAAGAGCGCCAAGGTCGATGTGGACTTGATCGGCAGGCGGCGGAATGTTTCCCCTCACGTACCTGGGTCTCCTGTCAACCAATTTAGCCCCCTTCGGCCCTTGGGTCAGGCCACTTACGATTTCGCCGTCAGCTTCGGATTGTACTCACATCCGGATTCTGCTTCGGCTCACCAATCTCCGTCAACGCTGCGCACGCTACCAGGACGTCACGGGGTGTCGCCAGCCGCACCGTCGCCGGCGCGGCCTTGATGATCTCGGCCGTGAGCAGCCCCGCCGTGATCAGCGCGCTGCAAATCCACGACGGGCTGTCGGGCCAACTTGGCGCTTCGCCGGTGACGACGCCGTCAGCCATCTCGGCGATTGCGATGACGTCATAAGGCTTGTCGATCTGCGATCTCAGGAACGCCTCGAAGGCGCGATCGGCCGCCGGCGAGCATGGCACGTCGACGTAGAGGTCTTCGTCGTAGTTGGCGTCGTAGCCGGCGGCGCGCGCCTGAACGCCGCCGTTGAAATGCGCGCCCAGCAGGGCGCCATCCGCCATCTTGGCCTCGACGTGCTGGTAGCGGAAGCCGAACTCGGCGCCGCGAATGACGCGCGAGACCAGGTCAGACGACGAGACAAAGCGCAGCGTGATCATCGTTTCATTCCGATCCTAGGAGACCGACGTGTTACTGGGAAACTGCCTCGCGGCGGGAGATCAGAAACGACCGTCCCGAGGTCGCTGAGGATTCCAAGGATGTTCGTCAAGGTCGGGACGTGTAGGACCACAACGCAGGTGATATCCGAAATCGTCGTCACGATTTGAAGCGGCAACAGCTTGGGGAAGGCCCCGGCGATCTTGTCCACCGCCGGGTTTACGAGCGCACACCACGTCGCAATAATGACGACGTGCGCAGCCATGGCGTCAGCCGCCGGACTTGATAAGCTGCTCGATCTGAAGCACCTTCGACGTTACGTCGATTCCGGGCTGCGTCAGCGTCATGGCGACCGCCGCCGCATCGGCTGGAATGCCGGTCTCGGTGACGAGCTTCATTTGCAGCGCGGCGACGAGAGCCGGATTCCCCGAGGAAATCAGAATTTGCTGGCAGAGCGCCAGTTCTTCGGTTTGGCTCGGGTTGGAAATCGCCCCAATCTGATTGAGCACGGTTCCCATGTTGGCGGGAGTGACGCCGACCGCAGTCAGGGCGCTCGTGAGGCCCGAGAGATTGGTGGCGAGAGACGACCAATTGAAAGACATTTGCGTATTCTCCTCATTGTGCGCCGAAGCGCGGGTTACTTCGTCGGGATGACGGTGCCGGACTGGTTCGTGATGGCGGACCAGATCGACACAGCCGCCGTGGCGACCGCCGTGGCGATGATCGTGTCCGTGTCCGTCGTTCCAAGCCCGTAATGCGTGGCAAGCGCCACGACGCCGGGGATCAGCGCGCGGATGATGCCGCCGATCTGATCGCTATTGGGTAACATAGTTGCTCTCCTCAGTCTCGCCGGGGGAGGAGGATTCCGCGCGGCCCCGGCGAGCAGTCTCCGCGCGGTGTTGGTTAACCACACCTCACACAAATTGGCGGAGGTGGATCTGGATCAGGCGGAAGGTCTGGAACCTGGCTTTCGCCCCTACCGAAACAATGCCGGGTGCGGCAATGTCCCTCCTTCGACCGCCATCAGCAGATAGATCAGGATCAGAATCCCGAACACCGCCCACACCGCCTTTTCGACGTTCGGCGGAATCGGGAAGAACATGCGGACCGCCCAGAACAGGACGGCGATGATGGCCCCCAAAATTATTACGCCGACAGCGAGCCACAACACGCCAATTGCAAGACTAATCATGGCGACACTCCTTTTCTTGCTCGGAGACCGCCGGGCTCGGTTGGCTTATTCCGTCGGCGCTTGCATCGCGCAATTCGTCACCACACTACCCACCGTCCACAACGCCGGGAAGTCAGCCTTGGCGTATTCCGCCTCGACCATGGCGACGAACTTCGCCCACACGGCCGGATCGGTCGTCGGATCATTGTGGCCGCCGCCCGCCTGACCGAGGTCGAGATGGCGGCAGAAGCCCGGCCCCGTGCCGCCTTCGGCGAACTTGCACGGGATCTGCAAATGATGCAGCAGGTAGGCCGTCATCGCCGCCGTCGCCGCCCAGCAGCGATCGTCGATCCCGACCGATTCCTTGCCGGCCATCTCGATCCCGACCGAGCGGGAATTGAACAGGCAGGCGTGCCACGCCTTCTTGGCGAGGTCGACCATCTGCGTCGCCTCGGTCCCGTCTTCCTTGACGACGTAGTGGGCCGAGACTTGCGATTGAGCCTGCTCAAACCACGCCACTGCGCCGGCGTACGCGCCTTCGGTGTCGTGAATCACGATTAGATCGACGCGCGCGGTGCGGGCCGAGAAGTTCGGGCTTGGAGCCCATTTCAGGATTGGAAGCGTCATCTGCGTTTTCCTCTATAATCCTCGTAGTCCTCAATCGCGTAGTATACGCCGATGCTGAGCAGCGCGCCCCCGAAAATGAACGTCGCCCAATCGCCGAAGACCCCATCCGCCCACGCCAGCACCAGCGCGGGGCCGATCAGGAAGGCGGCAAGGGAGATGGCGAGTTTGGGCATAACCTTACGTCCTCACGAACACCAGCCCACGGCGCGAGACGACGGCGCGCGCGACGCGGTGCGACCAATTGCCCGACACAATCTCGACCTCGCTCCCGAGGTCCGCGACGACCACGCCGACATGGTAGGCGTAGCCGCGCCGCCCCATGAACACGGCCAGATCGCCCGGCGCGCCCGAGCCACGCGGCCCGTAGGATAGCGCCGCGCCAGCCATGCGGCTTGCCAGCGGCGGCTTGCCGGTTGCGCGAAGCCATGCCGAGACGGCGTCGGCGCACCAGGCCCCCGGCAAGCCGGTGAACTTGCCCGATCCGACGTAGCGCGCCGCCTCGGCGACCAAGTCCGAGCCGGTTCGCCAGGTCGCCACACCAGCGCCCCACGCCGCCTGCACAGCGATAGCCGGCGCGCCATGCCGCCAGTCAGGGGCATATTGCCTCGGCGCCCACGCGAGCCTCGTTCGGGTGTGACGGCTCGTTCGCGCTGCCGTCTGCTGATGCAAGACCGGCGCAGCGAAGGATTGGACTGCAGGGCCAGCTCGCCCGTTGGCCTCGGCGGGGGCGGTGAGGCAAAGACATATGAGAGCGGCGACGGCCGCCAGCGAGGCGCTGAGAAGCTTCATGGGGCTAGAACTCCATGGGGGCAAAAAAACAATAGATAGAGGCGTCGGGACCATTGGCTTCGATCCAAAAGCCCCAGAACTGGCCGTCTTGGCTGGGCAGCACATGATCGGGAGGGACGACGGTGTTCATCCCTTGGATATGCCAGCCATCGTCTTGAAGGCTTACGGCGTCGGTTGAAAGTAGGTGCGCATCGGCCTGCCCGCAGCAAGCGTCCTTAACCCATGCCGGAACCGGAACGCCGTCCGCCCAGTAGTCGTGCGCCTGAGCGGGGTGGCTAGCCGCGACAAGCGCGAGGATGAGCGCGGCGAGGATTCTCATCAATATGCTCGGCACAAAAACGCGATCTTGTCGCCATTGACCCATGTCGCCGCGCCGGTGATATCCGAGATGTCCGCGACGGTGACGGATGAGGCGGAGCTTGCCGTCTGCACCACCGCCGAATTGGCGGCTGTGTGGGTGCTCAGATCGTTAGCGAAGCAGACCCACCCCGTCGTGGCCGTCGGCATGGCAAGGACGCAGTTTGAACCCGAAGCCGTTCCGATCGTCACCACAAAGGCGTCGGTGCCGTTCGGCGCCGAGATGCTGGGCGACCCGCCGCCGCAGCCAGACGAAATCGTTGGGGCCGTTGCTGAGTCGGCGAGGTTGGCAAAGTTGATTGCCTTGAATGAATTTGAAGCCGGCAAATTTGCAGTGCCGTACGGCGCGTCGTTGACTGTGTAACTCAGGCTCGGCGCAGTCGCCGTGACACTATTCACATACCATGAAATCCCCGGAGCGTTAGAATTGCCAACAAGCTTAATACCATAGAATATTGTAGCGGCGGCAGAATTAAAGTATCCAGTATTGCTGTTAAAGGAGGTATTATATAAAAACGTGTCATTATAAAACGACGAAATAGTAACCGCTGACGAAAATTCATAATGGCTACCACCCGGTGTGCTTCCAATCGGCTCGATGTTAAATGATGAATTGGTAATAGAGGTCCCATAGAATAAGGCGATATTGGGGATATTAGACCCAAGTGCTGTCGTATAGGGATACGACATTCCCTTCATGCGAATTTCATCGCCGGTCCCATTTACGAGGACAACAGATGGCCAGTAGTCTGACTCAATCTTAATGTCTATGTCGGCAGTGTTATTCAAATATACCGGATATTGTATGCCGGTGTAAGATGCGGGGGTGGACGTGTTATTGACCGCATAGAATTGGTCAAACTCTATATCGTTCGATCCTTCAATATAGAGTGCATATCCGCTGCCTTGGCTTAGGCTGGTGCAGCCATAGCAGCGGATACCATCAGTTCCGCCGAGCGAAGTGCCGTAGTAAGATCCGTACGTTGGCGTCACAGACAGCGGGTTGGTTGATGTAAAGGCAAATCCATAATCGCCGCTGACTGACAGATTAACCCACGTATCCCCTCCGTTGCCATTGTTGTGGGTAAATGGGACTGAATTGATGCCTTGAGCCAATGAGATCGTGACGTTGCTGCCGGAAATATCGGTCCCCCCCGGAGACCCAGCCTGCACCCCAGTTGATGAACCTGCAATGATACCGTATTTACTCGGCGTCGATTGGCCAATCGAACAAATGCCGAGGTTGTTAAAATGGATCGACACCGAGCCGATAGTGTCGAATACCTCACGGTTGTTAGTGTTGCCGAGGATAACCGACCCAACTGACTGGCAAGCCGATACAAGACTGTCGCCCTGAAACTGGCCAACTGTGCCGTTGATGCTCAGGCCAACTAGATTCGTTACGTTGAGCGGGGTGTTGATCTTCCACTTGCCGGCAGGAAGTGAGAGCGCATTGCCAGTCCCCGCCAGCGCGTTGATGGCGTTCTGATAGGCGGTCGAATAGTCGGTTGCGCCGGTTCGGTCGATTGCGCCGAACTCGCGAATGTCGGCTCCAGTCGCGGGCCACACAGCCAACCAACATTTACTGTCGCTGGTCGGGATTTGCGACCCACCGTCGCCCGCGCCGGAGTTGAGCGAGCAGGCCGAGGCGCTGGACGTGTAGACCTGGGGCGGGGCGTCACCTTGAGCCACATAGCCCATTCGCATAACTTGTGGAGCATACGTGGATGCAAGTGCGGTGAGAGCCGCATTGGTGACCACCATTGGCAGATCAGCCGACGCATTGCCGTTTAGGGCCGCGCTGATCGTCCCGGCCGAGAAATTGCCGCTGCCGTCTCGGGCTACGATCGTCGATGGCGTATTGGCGCTGGTGGCCGTGGTGGCTGAGTTTGGAAGGTTCGTCCCGTTGGCGAGGTTGACGACGGACGGGGTTCCGAGATTCGGCGTCACCAAGATCGGCGAATTGGCGAAGACGAGCGACCCGGAGCCGGTCTCGTCTGTCATTGCCGTGGCGAGATTGGCGGAGGTCGGGGCGATCAGCCATGCGGGAACGCCGGTTCCGAGCACAAACGGGCTTGGAATCGCCGACGACCCGCCCAAGTTCGCGCAGACCGCGCCGGAAAGGAAGACGCCCGAGCAAGATGCGCCCGCCGGTCCGGCAAACAGACCAAAGAGCGCGAGGGCGCCAAAGATGTTGAGAAGCTTCCTCATTTCAGATCACCGTCCACTTAGAAACGCCATCGGTCATCAGGCGGAGAGAACCGTAAGCCGTCGTCAGGACTTGTGTCGTGGAACCGCTGATTTTGTCGGTCCCGCTTGCCGTCGCTGTGATGGTATTTGTTGCCGAACAAGAGCCGCTTTCATCGACGATCAAGACTTGCGATCCGACGGCATAATTTCCGGCTTGGGGAAGTGAGACCGTCCGCGCGGCGGTGATGGCCGTGTAAGCGATCACTCCCGCGGATACCGCGGCGGTGTAGTTCGCGTCGTTGACCGCAACACGCTGGCCGGACAGGACATAGGTGATAAACTGCGGCAGGGTGACGAGGCTGTACGTCCCCGCGACCGTGTCAAAGACGGCCCATTCGTGCGTCGCAAGAAGCGACGCTGCGGTGGCGAGGGCGGGGTAATTTAACCCAATACTCCATATCCCATTGGCCTTCGCAACCGCGATGCCTGGACCAGCAGAGACGCGAGAGGGGAAGGGTGACCTTGCATTAACGCGGATCGATGCGGGCAATGTCATTAGGTATTTCTCCCGCCCATGAAGACAGGAAGCCTGCCGATCAGCAATTGCCGCCCGTCGTCGTTGGCTGTGTCCTCGATGGTCAAGTACACGTCGTATGAACTGCGGCCATGCAGCGTCTTCATGATCGACTTCGGAATTTGGATGTCGATCACGCCGGTATCGACGATCGCGATGTACGATCCCGCCGTGATTGGTGCCGCGCCCTGCGCGAGGTTGGTGTAGATGACCGCGTCGCATCCCGCATCGTCATAGTATGGCGACGGCCCCGAATATCCGGGGTCACCATGATGCGAGCGGCGGATTTCGAGCGCGATGGCGTAGGCCGCGTTGCCATTGTTATCGAGAAGGCTAATCAGATCGCCTGTCTCGTCGTCGGAAACCTGAACGGATTGCGCCCACGCCTCGCGATTCGTAATCTGGGGAAAGAGGACGGGATTCTGGTAAATGTTAGCCTCCCATCACATTTTGACGTAGAACGTGCCGAGCACGAACGGTTGGCAATTGTTGTGCGCCCCGCCGCCGCCTGTGTTCGCGTTTGCGACCGAAATGCTGGTCACGGCCGATGGCATGGCTTGTGCCGCCTGAGCGCCGCCGCCTGCAGGCACGGTGCCGGAGCCATTCATGAAATACGTTCCGGCATGCGTGTGGCCGGGGTCGGTCACGGTCGCTGTGTGCGTGTGCGCGGGCATTTCATTGGTGGTCAGGACGTGGTTGGCCTCGCCGCCCCACGCCGCTGGGGTTGTCGGACCATCCCCGCCGCCGCTCGTGACATTGGACGCAAGCAGGATGCCTGCCGCAGACGCCCCCATGTCGTCGAGACCGAGCGGCGCGCGCGCACGCCAGTCCGGCAACGCGATTGTCTCACCGGCGTTGAAATCTGCCAAGGCCGACGCGCCGCGTCCGCCTGAGACTGCGCAATGCGCGTTGGTAAAATTTGACCAGAGATAAATGAAGAGGCTCTGCGTATCGGCGTTGGCGCGCTGCGTCGCCCCGGAGGTCGAATTGCCGATGGTCTGGCCATTCATCTTCAGCCAGCCGGACAGCGTCTCCGAGGTAGCGCGGAACTTGATGTCGCCGGTTGATAGGACCGTCGTGGGATCGACGGATGACCCGCCCCCGCCTCCGCCGCCGCCCGATGACGGGCCGACCACCTGCATTACCGGGTAATCGAATATAACGACACCCGTCGCATCGGTCAGGCGAACGTGAACCTGTCCGTCCGCTAGATAGAACATGGGAATGCGGCCGTACTGATCCGCCGCCATCGGCCACGGCTGCGTGATCGACAGGCCGAAGTCCTGGAATGCGTCCTGCGGCGTCGCAACCGTGCTGACGGCGTAGATGTACAGCAGCGCGCCCGCCATGGGCTGGCCGTTGAGGTCGACGCATTGCGTCAGGGCGACGGGGATTGTGCCGGCCATTTACTTGCTCGATTTCTGAGAAGGATCGACGGACGCGCTGGCGATGTGGTCCGGCTCAATCTGAATGCCGGCGTCGGCGAGATTCTTTGACAACGCGCGCGAGGCAAGCAATAAGCGAGACACGTTCCTTGGCGTCGCCGAGCCGTTTGCAGACACGCTCGCCTGTGTCCATTTTTGCATTGTCGACTGCATTTGCTTGCCGAGAGGCGAACGGGAGGCCACTAGGTCTTGAAGCTTCTTGACGTCCGAAGCGGTCAAAGCTGCGCTGAGTTTCTTCAACCCATAGCCGATAACGGGGGCTACCGCGCCAAGCGGCCCGGCCGTATAAGCCCCGCCAGCCGCGACAAGCGTTGTCCCGAGACCACCGCCGCCGCCCAGCATGTTCCCGCCGCGACGCGCGAGGTTGGCGACCGGAGAGCCAACGACGACCTTGCGCATTTGGGCCAGCTCATCATCCGAGAACCCGCGCCGCCGCTTCGGGTTGCTAAGAATGTCCTTAAGCCTCTGCCGTGTTGCGTTATCGACGTTCATCCCGCTGTTGGCCGCGCCGGCTTGCAGCGAAGCCTTGTCCAAGGCTGTCTCGATCGCCTCGCTGCGCTTTGCCGCCGCATAATTGCCGCGGGCTTCCTTAAGCACGCTCGCAACCTTTGCCGGGTCGCCCTTGATCACGGCGGACGCCGGGACGGTCCCGACAAACTTGTCAAGAGATTCAATCGTCGCCCGCGCGGCTTCGCGTTCGGTCGGGTCAGCGCTGCTGGCGACCTTGCCGAGCATCTTCCTGACCGTGTCGAGATTCTGCCCCGTGACAACGGCGCCGGTCGGCGGCTTGTCGAGCAAGGTCAGCGTGCCGAACGTCTTGGGGGCCAACATGTCGTTGAACCCGTCGTTGTTCATGTCGATCGAATGAGCATCCTTCCACGCCTTGACCGCGTTCGGATCGATTGTTAGTTCTTTGATCGCGGGGTGATTGTAAGCGGCGGAGGCGGCGTCTTTCAGTTCCTCGGTCGTCGGAGCGACAATCTTTTCTGCCTTACCCGCCGCGCCTAGAACCTTCTCCGCCGGCCGCGCCACAGCCGCAACAGGGTTAGCGACATCGCCAACAGCGCGAGCGACCTCGCCCACCTTGCCGATGACGCCCGGCGCCTTAGCAAGCGCCGAACCGCCGCCAGTAAGTAGCACACTGAGATCGCCAGCGACGCCCACAGGATCGGTCGCGAGGGACTTCTTGATCTGGTCGACGCCACCATAGCGATCCTTGAAATAGGTTCCGACCGCATCGGCGGTGGGAACGTATTCCTTGCCGGACATTACGCCGGCCTTTTGTAGCGCGCCAGCCTCGACGTTGCCAAGGGATTGCATCGTCTCGACCGGATGGATGAACGGCTGCACCATGCCCTTGCCAAATTCTAGGGCGCTCTTGGGCGCGTTCTGCCACGCCTGCGAGGCAACGTCGCCCCACGATAGGTCTTTCGGCTGTTCGGTCGCAGCAGCAGGTTTTGACGCGGCATAGCTTTGCAAACCAGCCGATGCCTGTTGCATATCCGGCGCGTCGACCTGGAACTTTCGGCCGTCCGACGTCTGGACGTCAAAGACGGGCATTATTGCGCCTCACGGATGCGAATGCCGCCGGGGAGCGTGACCCAGCCGTCCTTGTCGGGCTTGCCCGGCGCGGCGTCCTTGCCCGCCGACGTGTCCGCTTTCTTGTCCGGTGCCTTGAAATATTCCAGCGTGCCGGGAAACAACAGACTGTCAAAGTCGTCTCGACCAGTCGATTCCTGATATTGCTTTTCCAGGCCATGGAGCTGGCCGATGGAGAGCCGGCGATATTGCTCAATCGCGCCGGCCAACTGTTCGGGGCTCTCGGCCTTGTCGATATTCTTTTTGACCTCTTCGCGGTCGCCGATCGTCGCCACGCCGCCGACAATCGCCTTGACCAATTCATCGCCGACAATGGACTTGACCGAGTCGAAGTTCGTCGGCGCGGGCTGGCCGGTTTGGACCGCAATGGCCTGCGCCGCCTGATTGAACAGCCTGACGTCGCCATTTTTCAGCGCGGCGACCGCGTCATTCAGCACGCCCAAGTGATCGACGAGGACGTTGAACGAGCGGATCGTGTTGCCCTGGGCGCCAGACGTGAATTTCGTAATGGCGGAGGATTCTTTGGTGTAGTCCTGCGCCGCCTTTGCAACATCCTCCGCCGTCGCGTTCGGATTCTCTTGGAGATATCGGTTGATGTACGCTGACGCGGCGGAACGGCTCGAGCGTCCGCTTTGGACGAACGCCTGAATCTGCTGCGCCGACGCGTCCGGGTTTTCTTCGAGGAAGCGTTGCAGCGCAAGATTGCTCGCGTTGGCCGGGGTTGACTGGAACGCGACCTTGCCCGTTCGCGGGTCAAGCAACGTCTCCCCGGGCCGGACCTCCATGAGCGCAGACGATTTCTCGATGCGGTCGCGCCAGTCTTGTAGCGCCGCGACTTGTCCCGCCGCTCTTGGATTGACCGACAGCCGCGCCATCTCCTTGTCGATCGCGAGGATGGCTTGCTGCGGGTCTTTGAAGCCGGGTGGGAGCGGAACCTGCGGACCAATCGGCTGTGCGCTGTTGTCCGCCGCCTGATTGGACGCAGGCCGCGTCGGAATACCGGCCGCGGCCGAAGCGGGCGGGAGGTTGCCGCCACCTGGGGCCTGCTGCGCTAACGCCTTGACCTCCGCATCGCCGCGCCACGGCGCCAGGTCGTTGTCGGCCATGTAGTCGATATTGGCCTTGTCCACGTTCTGCCATTGTCCTGGGTCGGCCGGATCAAGGCCTGCCTTGCGCATTTCAGTTCCGAGGCCGTTGCGCACGTTGTCCTGAAAATCTCCGAAGCTGAACGGCTTGCCATCCGCGCCGACATCGACGGCGCTTGCCGAGTTCGGATTCTTCGGCGACAGAGCCTTAAGACCTTCGGACGCCGCGATCTTGGCGACCACGTCGGGATCCAGCCCTTTCGACTTCGCATAGGCGCGGATGAAGGATTCATGGCCGGACTGCGTATCGGCGTATTCGCCACTATCAGACTTCGGCGCGATCCCGTTGCGCTGCATATACGCACTGAGGATGCGCTGCGCCTGCGCGGCCTGGTCCTGCGTCATCGGCGCGGTCGGATCGGCCTTGACCGCCTTCGCCACGTTCGACGCGATGGTCTGCATCTTCTCCACGCCGCCGGTCCAATCGTCCGGCAGGGACGAAAACACCATTGAGTTGACGGACGGGAACGCCGCAGACGCGCCGGACAGATCGCCAAGCTGTGCGCCGCCGGGGGCCGGCACGTTCGTCACAGGGGCCTGAGGGGCGGCCTGGGGGGCCGCAACGCGAGGGACGGCAGGGACAGGAGCCGCCGCAGCCGGAGCCGCCCCAGCGGGCGTGCCAGGGCCGCCGCCGAGCAGCGGGCTTAATGGAACTTGCTGCTGCTGCTGGGCCATAGGCCCATACTGGCCAATCGCGTTGATGTCGCCCTTCTGGGCAAGAATCTGCATGATCTTGTTGTAATCGGGCTGGCCCGTTGCCGGATCGGTCGGGATGCCGTCCTTGAACGCCGTCGAGATGTCGCGCTGCTGGTTCTGCTGCTGGCCCGAACGGAAGGTGTTCGCCAAATCCCCGATCGTGTCGCCAAACTGCGACCAGTTGGGCGTCGGATAGCTCGGAGAATTTACGGTTTCGTAATCCATAATAAGGACCGCCCGTCAATACAAGAGTTGGCCGCCGCCACCAATGCCGCCGGACATGGTGCCGGACGACCCGCCACCAAGCTGCATCGGCATTCCACCCGTCGAGCCGCCGCCTTGAAGAAACTGCATGAGTTGGCTGATAAACGAGCCCTGCTGTTGCTGACCGCCGCCGGCGCCCGCTTGCTGAGGCTGCTGCGGCTGTTGCTGATTGAGGCCGAAGATGCTCGCGAGCGCCGCAGCCGGCCCGGCGTAACTCGGAGAACCAACGACTTGGTATTGGCTTGCATCGCTCATGGTCAGGCCGCCTTATCAAAAAACCGCGCCAGCTCCGCAGACATCTGCGTAGCACGGCCGTAATCAACAGCAAGATACCCGCCATGCTCGGAAACCGCGTCTGGCCTCGTCTTTTCCACCTCCTGAGCAAGAACCCCGATGCGCGGCGTGTCGTCGCCCTTGTAGCGGTAGCGATAGACATTCGTCCCGTCGTAAAGCTCGCCCACGGGTTCGATCGATTCCTTGAGCCGCTCGTCGGAAAAGATCGAAGTCGCCAGTTTTATTCCGCCGCCGAGCAAGTTCATATCCATGCTCTGGTTTGCGAGGTCGGCGCTCGCTTGCGCGTTGCCGATGCTGGTGTCGGCCCCATAATTGATGTTGGCAAGATTGTTATAATTGGCGTTGGTCTGGTTGCCGAGGCCGGTCTGGACGCCGGCGATGCCACCCGCCGCTTGGTTAGATTGATTGAGATATGGCTGCAACTGCGAAACGCGGTCGTTGTATGTCTGACTGGCTAGCCCGGCCGCGTTTTTCTGCAGGGCCAACGCCTCGTTGCCGCTGCCTGTCGTCCCGGTTGCGGCTGCTTGCGCGGTGGTCGCGTTGTTGGCTTGGCCAAGCGTATACTGGTAGCCTGGCGTGGCCTGTAGGGCTTGCTGCGCCTGCTGCCCCGCGCTGGCGCCATTCAACCCCAGCAAATTTCCAAGTTGCGTCGTGCCCTGCTGGGCTTGCGTATAGTTTTGTTGGAACGGGGCAAAGGCGCTCGCATAATCGGTGTTGAGCGCCGATTGGCCCTTACCGATCTGCCCAGTGGCCGAGGTGAGGCCCTTGTTGATACCGGCGCTTTGGGCCGAAGCCGCGTCGCTTGCGCCGCTAAACAGTTCAGACATGGATCACCTTCAAGATAGTCTAATTTTCACGCCACCGGACGAATGATAGAGGCCGCCGACAGGGACGCCAGCCTTCGCCGCGTCCGCATCCGTCGCCGCCTCGGTGAGCGGCCCGACGTTTTTCGATTCCGAATGGGCCTTCATGTATTGGATGAACGCCGGCGTTGGCTTCCCGTCTTTGTCGACCCAATTGACCGACGACGACGGAAGCGGCGCAAACTTGCTCGCCATGTCACCCTCCGACCGCGCGGATGTCGCTGGACTGCGTCCCGCCCATGAACGACGCATAGACCGGGTCGGTGATATCCAGCCGCCAGCGGTCGCCCTGAGCGCTGGAAAGGCCCATGTTCGTCACCGAGACACGCGACCGAGATGTGTTCTGCTGCGCGCCCAACTGGCGGATGAGCGGGTTGCCGTAGGTCTGGCCGCCGTCTTTACTGTTCGACACGGCCACGGTCGGGTTGACCACGTTGTTCGGCACCGTGAGATCGATGACCTGACCGCCCGAGACGTAGGCGTTGGCGAACACCGAGGCCTGCAACTCGATATGCGTCGGGTCGATAACGGTCAGCGTCCAGTTCCCGTTTGCCTCCGTCGTCCCGACGACGCCCGAGACGGCGCCGACATCGCCCGTCGCGACCTGCGCCGTGGAGTTGACCTTGAGCCGAACCACGCCGTTGGTCCCCGCCGCAGCGCCGGACACAGCCATCGTAAGCGATCCGACCGCCTGACCGACGCCGACGACGAAATTGAAATCCCCTCTTGCGACCCTGACCTGACTGGGAAAGCCCTGAACCGGTCCGGACTCCATGCGCCAGAGCAGCACCGAGCTGATCTCGCTGGCGTTGGCGTCGTCGACGTAAAGGATGTCCCCGGTTTGCTGATCGCCGGTCATCCATTTGCCAAACGCGGGGTGGCCCCCCGTTGCGCGCCAGCGTCCGAATATCCCAGTCGACAGCAGCGACCAGCGCTCGTTCCACTTCTTGGTCTGGAGATTGAATTCCCACGTCCAATTGGGCGACGACAGTGCCCAGAATTTCTTGCCCTGAGAGACGTAGCAACTCGCTTCCAGCGTATGCCCGGCTCTGGTCTCCGCCTCGATCAGGCGGTCGAGATCAGGCGGCGAGACCTTCGCCCCACCCAACTGTCCGATCGGCATCCAGTAGACGCCATTGTCCTGACCAACCCACAGAAGTTCGGAGAACCCCGTTTCCCATCCCGCAATCGCACTCGCCTGGGCAAGGCTCAATTCCAGCACCGCAATGCGTGAGTATGGAAACGCCGGAGCAGGATTAGCCGCGTCTTGCCAGACCTCTAGCGAACCCGTCGTGAAGGCGAGCAGGAACCCGCCGTAAGCGATGCCGCGAAGCAATGTAACATCGGACTTGGCCACGGCCCTGACGTAAGTCAGAGCGCTCATCGTGAGGCCATTCAATTGTGAAGCGTAGATATAATTTGCCGCAGTGGTGAAGAAGAAATACCCGTCCTGGAAACAGACCGAGTTAGGTTGCGGCAAGTTGCCCTGCCCGTTGAACGACGTCGGAACACCGCCGACGAAAGCCCCATATGTGCCCTGCCCGCCCGATAGGTTGCCAGAGGTCGGGTTGAGCGTGACGGTTTCAGACCCCGTACCCGGCTCAAACCCGAGCGTGACCGCGGCCCATTTCTCCGTCGTTCCCAGAGTTGGGGCAAACGTCGTCACAACGCCCTTGGTTGTGTTCGTAACACCGCCAAAGACTGAAATCGTGGTCGTCGATGAAACACCGACCGGAGGCGTCGCCATGCCCGATGACTGAGTATAAGTCGGGTTGCCTAAACACATCACGGCGCCGAGAACCAACTCGCCGTCATAGGTCGGCGGCCCGGATGTCGCGGCCGGCGTGGTTGACGACCCGTTCGCCGCTGCGGTGACAAACGGATCAAGGACCGATTTCGTCGCGACGCCGGTGATATAGAACGCCGACATGACGACGACGGAACCCGTGGAACCTTTCGTGTACGTGATTGTCGCGGCTGCCAACGCGGCGGCATTCTGGAAATAAAACACCGCTCCGATGTCCGCCGCGGTGTTGAACTGCTCCGACACCGCCAATCCGTAATTGCCGTTGACCGAGTCCGACAGCGTCCCAGCATTTGCCGAGACCTCGGCGACAATCACGACGATGGTCGAGCCGGCCGGGGCTGTGACGCCGGTCAGCGCGCATGTCGCGCCAGATGTCGAGGTCTGCGTTCCGATGCTTGTCGCGGCCGGGGTTTCCGTCCCTGCTATGCCGTAGACGATGGTCGTCTGATTGCCGATCGATCCCTGCTGACTGACGGTTATAATTCCCGTGGTGCGACTATAGGAATCGGTCCCGGTCGAGGCCACGGCACTGAGATAGTTGTTCGAAAGCGTCGTGTTGGCGTTGATCAGATTGGTGAGCGCCGTGGCGACCGTAGCCGGCGTGTCGCCAGCCAAGAGCGTATAGGTGACGCCGCTATCCGCCCCCTGGAAATCCGGGAGTGCCGGGCTGACAAAGGTCAGACTGACCGTGTCGCCCTTATTGAAAGGAATCGCGTTGCCGTTGTCATCGCTCGCGTCGATTGTCACCGTCGCCGTAGCCGCGACCACCGCGGCGCTTTCCAAGACGTACGCCCCGTTGTCGATATCGACGGCGACGACATCGGGGGTCGGCGCGGCCTGGTTGCGGGCGATCGAGATTTTCTTCGTGCCGGGTAGGGGGCCAATCGAGGTTACGGCGCCGGTGGAATCCACCGTCGAAGCGTTGTCCGACCACGCCTCAAATGATAGATTGTTGGCCAGCAGACCGCCGCGATAACCGCTCTGCGCCGTCGCTGCGAATTGGGAAAGGCCTGCGCTCCTGATCCACTTGAACTTGTTAGGCCCGCCATCGCCTAAGGGTTCGCAAAAACAGTTTACGAGCCGCCCTGCCCCTTCCTGAGGGCTGTTCCCCGGCGAGGTCCCAATGGGAAAAGGTATTGGCTGCGGGCGCTGAACGGACATGGCCTAGAAACTCTCGGTCCGCAGGATTTCGTATGTCGGTTTCCCGCGAAGCTGGATCTTGAGCGACATCGCGGCCGTCCCGGTTCCGATCGGCGACCCCAGCCCGCGGGCGACAAGTTTGGCGTAGTCATCGTTGGTCACGCCGAATTTCGACGCGCACTCGCCAGCCACGATGTCGGCGAGGTCCGAGAACCATTCCGGCTGGATATTGTCCGGGTCGGCGACGTAGCAGATTTCCAGCGCGGCGAGCTTACGGAACGTGGCGTCAAGCTTGCTCGATACGGCCTGGAAATCCTCGACCTCGGGCGATTGCCCCGCGGCGAGAACGCCAAGATTGGCGAGAACTTCGGCGATCAGGTCGGCGGATGTGCGGAACGGGGGCGAGTTGGTCATCAGCTACGCCATGGAATTTCTAAAATTCCGTGCTTGACGAAGATGCCCGCAACGTCGAGTTCGCTCAGTTGTTCCTCGATCCGCATGTGGCGAAGCTTGGGTTCGAACAGCCGGCCAAGCCAATCGATGTCGTCGCGGCCGACCTCGCAGACCCGGCGCATGTCGCGATCTTCGGACCACTTCGTCACGAGATCATCGACCGTATTGACGCCCTTCATCCACGCCACAACATGGGTTCGATACTGCATCGCGGTCTTCGGCGGGTCATTGTCTCCGGGTTCCGGACCTTCGCCGCCGACGCGGAAGAATCGATTGACGCGCGCCGCCTCGATCAGGCTTTTGTCCTTGATCCGCATCGGCACGTTGGCCCGGAACTCGCGCCCGCGCCATTTGCACGTCGGCGGGTCTTCGGAACCGGGAATGTAGGTGAGGTCTTCGCCCTCGTCTTCCACCGCTGGCGCCGGCGGGTCGTTAGGCGGGGTTTGCGCAAGGCGGGCCGCGCGCGCCTCTCGGCTGCGTCCATCAATGCGAGATTCGTTGGTGTCGCTCATACGTTATTTCCCTCAGACTTTGGTGGCCGGCGGCAGGTGTCCGCCGCCGGACGTTCTCGCGGATCAGGCGTGCCTGATCCAGGCATGGCCAGCGCCAACCGTGACGTAGCCGGGGCGCGTCGTCTGCCCGATAGTTGGGGGCATGACGTCGAAGCCCGTATCGCGGACAAGTTTGGCCCGCTCGGCGTCGTGTCGGGCATGGATGGCGCTCACATCGCGGCCATCCGCGACGGTGAGTTCCGACGCCTGCCGCTGCCACATCGCGACGTAGAGCTTGACCGCGGCGCTTTCCGCCTTCACTTCGTCGCGCTCGGCGGCAAGGCCAGCGACCTCAGCTTCGTGCCGCTGCTTCATGCCATCGGCCTCGGCGGCCTGCCGCATCTTCATCGCGGCTTCCTTGGCGTCGAGCGCCACGGCTTTCTGTTCGTCGAACGCGGCGCCGTATTCGTCCGGCGTCATCGTGACGACCGAGACGGGAGGCTTGACCGCTTCCGAAGGCGGGGCTTCCGCAGGCGGCGCTTGGGCATTCTCATTCGGGTCCATGATGGTCTCCTTGACGTGATCGGCGGGGCTACGCGCCCCGCCTGTGTTGGATCAGTTGTCGTTGTTGGGAATGTACGCGATGATGACGGTGATCGCGCCGGTCGTCGCCGCGGTCCCGGTCTGCGTGTATTTGGCGTAGATCGGAACGCCGCCGTTGAGCGCGGTCTGGTAGGTCGCGTTGCTCGTCACGGTCAGCCCAATGCCCGCCGCAGCGGTCAGATGGTACATCCCGGCGCCGATCGTCGTGGTGCTGTTGCTGATGTTCGTCGTCGAACCCGACCCGCCATCGGCGATGATCTCGTTCGAACTCGCCGACGTGGCGCCGAAGGTCAAGACGTTGGTCGTCGCGGCGTTGAAAGCCGTGGTGACCTGCGCATCCAGAGACAGGATGTACGCATTCTTCGGCAGAGTGCAGAACCACTGGCCGGTCTTGATGTTCGGGTCATTGTAATTGACCGTCACCCGGCAATACTGGACGACCTGCGTCCCGATATCGCGCGCCGGGATATTCTTTTTCTGGTCGACGTTGAGTGCATAGGCCGAGCCAAGAGTGACGGCGGCCAAAGCGCACGCGAGGATCGCGCTTTTCATGAGATTGCGAAACATGGGTTGAGTTCCTTGTCTTAATAAGATACGTTCACCCCACTGTTAGAGAGGGGAACGCGATGCTCGAACAATGGAAGCCAGTCGTCGGTTACGAAGACTGCTACTCGATTTCAGACCAAGGTCACTTGGCTCGGACCTCGACCTATGGCGACAACGCAAAGCCGTGCTGGAAGATCAGAGCGCCGGCCCTGAAAACCGGCTACCGCAGCTATCATATGTGCAAGAACGGCGTTCGAAAATACCGCCTTGCCCACATCATGGTCTGGGAAGCTTTCAAAGGGCCGATCCCTGCGGGCCTTGAGGTAAACCACGAAAACGGTGACCGCGACGACCCATCGCTAGAGAACCTTAATCTTCTCACGCGATCAGGAAACTGCGCTCACTCGTTCCGTGTCTTGGGCCGCAAGAATTTCAATGTACCTCATCGCGGGTCGAAACACGCCCTCGCCAAGCTCACTGAAACCGACATTCCAACAATCTTTGCGCTGTCTGCTGGAGGACACACCCAAACGCAGATTGCGAAAACGTTTGGCGTTTCCGGAGTCTCTATTGGGTGCGTCCTTCACCGTAAAACATGGCGCCATGTTGATATAGCGCCAGTAGTTATAAGTTAAGCGTCGGCGACTGCGGCTTCAAAAAGGGTAAAAATTCCCCACTCACGTAGGTTGCCGGCCGCCGTCTTCTTGAACATCTTGGAGATGCCGTAGGCCATCTCGATGCCGGCGCCGCGAATGAAGCCGTAGTCG